GTTTTCAACGGGTAGTGAGGTAATGTTAAAGAATAATCTTGGTATAATCATAGGGATACAAGATCAAAAATATGCAGTTCTTAATAGAAATATTACCAATGGTTCAGTTTATCTTTTAGAGGAAAAACACATAGATAGTTTAAAAAATACAAATAAAGTTAGACAAGATATTATTAATTATTATTCTCCCAAAATAGAAGAACTTAAAGGCAAATTAAGAACTGTTACATCTGAAGAAAAGAAGCTAGAACGAGTTAATAAATATAATGATATCAAGAATAGAATTTTAACAAACTGCGAAAGATTAATAACTTGTACAGATGATGATGAATTTGAGAGTAGATTAAAAGAAATAGGCAATCTGAAAAAGCAATTACACAGTATTGATTTAGAATGTGGAGATATTATTAGGAAAGAAAATGGCAGAATAAAATATGAGATTAAGAAAGTTAACTTAGCAATGACAGGAAATTTAAGTAGGATTAGTGATGAGTATATTGCTAAAGCATCTAGATTTTAAAAGTTACATAAAATAATTATAATCAGAATATACATTATTAATATGAAAAGGGAGGTATTTATTATGGATAAATCTAAATTTGAAAAACAATATTCAGTTAATGGAAGAAGTATGGATTTAGAAAGTGCGGAATGTCACTTTATTGATGATCTTTGTGGTCATTTAGATTGTTATTTAGATGCAGAAAAAATAAAAATATCCGATGGCGATCAATATGAAAGCACTTTAATTATGGAAAATGGTATGAGTTTTGGAGTGGAAATTTATTTCAGTGATGAAAAGCAAGAATGGATTTGTGTGGCTGAAGAAATTTAATTAGGGAGGAGATTAATTTTATGAAGGAAATTCTAGGTGGGGAATTAGATAAAGCATTTGAAGAACTTGGGATGGACGCAAAGAAAACATATGAATCAAAAGATTTAAAATATGAATACCAAGAAGTTTATCAAGTTTGGGAATTAATAGATGAAGATTTTGAAAAGATATGTAATATGTCTGAGAAAGATTGGAAAGATAATTGGGGTTGGTGGAGATCGGCAAGGGGTTCTAATATGTGTAATCCTATCTCAAGATTTAATATTAATCATCATTATATTAAAGCTTGGGACAGTGATAGCAGATTAGAAAACATCGAAGAAAACAAAGAATTAAAACCAGAAGACCGTTACTATGAAGATAGAAAATATAATTATTTACTCGAATATATGTGTGATGAAATTGGTGTATCAATGGAGAAAAATATTTGTGCCTTGGCAGTAGATTTAGCAAAGATAAATGGTATTACTATGGGTGAGTTATTTAGAAAGTATCAAGGTTAATAGTATGGATATTGTAGTTACAATACCTAAATCAGAATATAAAAATGATGATCTTGAAACCGAATGTTTTGAAAATAACCAATATTCAATTCAATGGTGGTCAATGGGTAAGACACCAAAGAAAATTAAAATTGGTGATAGAGTTTACTTTGTAAAGAATAATAAAGTTGAAAGTTCTATGATGGTCGTTGATATAGAACTTGGTAGCAATAGATATTGTGAAGTAACTCATAGGTTTTGGGATAAGGGTTGCAATATAATCATGAACGATTTGCGATATGAGAACTTTGATTTCGAGGTAAGAGGATTCCAAGGGTACAGATATAAATGGTGGGAGGATTAAATATGCAACGAATAACTTTAAAAAGTTTACTGAATGATTTAGTAAATGATTATACATATCTCAAAATCTATGCAAAAGATGGAGAAGGTGATTTACATACAGTAGATTCTATTGATATTTTAGATGAAAAAATTAGATGTGAAGATGGTTGGTTTCATTATTTTGAAGCATTTGATGAGGTAAATAATTTCCTATATGTTGAATAAAAACATAATATAAATATAAGTAATAGTTAGTATTATATGTATTAATTACAACATAAATATATGCAATACATGATATAACTAAAAGTAATAATAAAAATGCCGTTAAAATGGGATTCAAGATAAGGAGGAATATATGAGAATTATTATAGAAACTGGCGAAGCAGAAAATATGATCAAAGATTTATTGACAGATTATATCCAAAATACAGATATGATTAATGACATCGCTCATGATGTTGTTGAGGGATTAAAAAGGATAGAGGACGATTAAACAATGGGTAATAGTGGTTATATTCTTAAAGAGGATGGGGTATTTGAATCCATCCCAAGTAAAAGAAAGAAAATCTTAAAGAAAAATAAAAACAGGCAGAAAATGATAAAAACGTCAAAAATCAAAAATAGAAAAGCCCGTTAAAATGGGATTATTAACGTGCAATATTTGAATCAAATTCTCGTTTTGTGATGTTTTAGAAAGGAGGCACTAATGAAAGAAAGTATACCTTTATATGCTATTGCAGATCGAACAAAATGTTTAGGAATAGTTTGGGAAACTGAGTTAGGTAAAATAGTTACTCTCCAAGATGATATAAATATACAAAATAATTTATCTATTAGGGAAATTAAAACTGGTGAAGAAGTAGATAATATTGATTTGAGAAATGTTTTAATGTCAATTTTACCTAGATAATAAATCATTACCATATCACAGTCTATAATGTTATTTAGAAAGGAGAATAATTATATGCAGGTAAACGTAAAGGGATATATTATTTTTAATAAAATTGAAAAAGATTTTGAAGGAACTGATTGTAATACTGCTTATCTTGAAGATGCTTTTATTTATGATATTAAAAATGACGCTGAAGAAACAATTAAAGAATATGACGAACCTGAAAATTATGAGATTTGGGAAGTAGAAAAATCAGTTAAAACAGTATGAAGGGATAATAAATGATTGAAAAAATAAATAATACATACAAAATTATCTGTGATTCATGCGGTGAAATATTTCCCCATAACTTTTACACCTTTCCCGATGCTGTAGAGTACAAGAAAAGCAATGGTTGGAGAAGTGTAAAAGTATCAGATAGTAAATGGAATGAGATTTGCCCAGATTGTGTGGAATTTGAGAAGAGATTGAAAAGGAAAGGAGTTTAATATGGGTTTCGCTATTAAAGATAATCAAGTGAATGGAATAATATATGATAAAGAGGGATTTCCTATATTAATACTAGAAGATGTAGATGGTGGTTTTGATATTGAAGAAAATACGCTTACATTAAAATTATATATTGATCCAGATAGTGTAAAAGAAATAAAGAATATTTTTGAATAAACTATCACATTTATAATGAAATGGAGAAGTATATGAAAAACAAACAAAACGATTACTATGACTTTATAACTTCATTTGGTATAGATTTAAAATGGTATCAAAAATCAATGATAAAATTAATGCTCTTATTACCACAAGGAAGGAAAGAATCAAAAAGATTTAATGAAGTTACTAGAGGATACAGAGCAAAAATTAAACCTATAGATGATGCAATGAATAAGTTTTAATACTTATTATAGATACATCATTTCGTAATAAAAAGGAGGGAACAACATGAAATTAAATATTAACCTTCAACTTAGCGCAGATGTAAAAGAACAATATAAAGTTTACTATACAAGAAAAAACCAAACAATAGTTGAGAATCAAATTATTAATGAAATAAGATCCAAAATTGCTAATTGGTTAGGCAATACATTTGAAAATGATTTAATCACAATGGATATTAAATTCATGGAGGATACAGTATGAAGAAATTATTAATCTGTTTATTATTAATCACTTTAGGGGTATATGGTTGGTGCTATTATAATTACAATTTAACACCTATTGGAGTTTATCAAGAAATACATAATAGAGTCACCGAAAATCAAACTGATACCTTAGAGGATCAGTTAAGTGAAATAAAACAGCAACAACAAGAAAAAGAAGAACGAAGATTAGAATTATTAAAACTTCAAAATCCTGAAATTATTTATGACCAGCTTCAAAAAACCGATACGAGAATTTGTTGTAAAGGCACTACTAAATATTCGGATGTGATTTTGAATAATAAATGGTATGGACATAAAGAATTAGATGTTGAACTTTATTATGATTTTGGTATAGGTATTGAAAGCGATAGCATTATTGTAAAAGAGTTTTATGAAGATACGGTAGTTATTCAAATACCAAAAAGTGAAATGAAATTATTATACATAAGTTTAAATACTGATAGTAGTAATCTTATTAGTAATAAAAGCGCATGGGTAGGAAATTATTCACCAGAAGATGTAAAAGAAATCCTAAAAGAATCACAAAATAAAGTAACTGATAATATTAATAATAATAAAGAATTTTATGATGAAGCGATGGTAAGTGCAAAAACAAATATCGAAAAGGAGATTATAAACTTAGGATTTAAGGATGTTATTTTTGAAGAAATTTAAGTTGTTACAGAACAACGACTTTATCATATGGTGGAGGGATGTTATGAAAGACGATAGAGAAGTTATAACTATAGAAGATTTTAGGCAAAGATTTTGCGATAAATGTTACTGGTCTAAAAATAATGGTTGCGATATAAAAACTGTAACTTTGGATTATTGCTGTCATTCTCAGGTAGAACGATGGAAATATAAGATTACGTAACTAAAATTATAAAATATACGCAAAAATACCAAATATAGTATAATTTACGATTTTACAAACCCCGTTATATTGGGATTCCTGAAGCCAAAAATCATTACAGAATGTCCGTTTGGTCACAAGTTAAAATTTTTAAAAGGAGTTGGTAATAAAGTATGAGCGAGATTGATTGGGATGAAATTTGTATATGTGATGTTTGTGCGGTAAAACATTATTGCAGAGATATAGATAAAGAAAATGATGATAGATGTATTTATAATGATGTTGATTCATGTTTCTATTACTACGATCCAGATAAAGATGAAATTTATGAGTTTTCTGATGAAGATCAAGAGATAGCATTATCTGAATATAGTAAAATTATAGAAAAGAGGATAATTGAGTTCAAAAAGAAGAGAAAATATAAAAAAGTCTATTGAAAATAAATTACTTGACATCCTTTTAATAAAAGTATAATATAAAAATACAATATAAATAAAAAGGGAGGTTCTTGTATGATAATTAACAACATTCAAGTTTATACAATGACTGATCCGGCATATAACTATTTCTGTTCTAAAGCTAAAAATTGCCGTAATAAACCAAAGGAGTTTGTAGAAAGAAAATTAAGTTCGCTAATACATAATACTACGAGCATAAAGGTACTTTCATCTAAAGATTATCAAGTAAGATATACATTTTGTGGATTCTATATGGTTGTAGATTATAAAAACAATAATATAATAGATGTTTATTGGGAGAATTCAAAACATCAAGCAAAACAACCAAATAGTGATTTATATAAAAGGGTTAGAGAAACTAATGTTTTATTAGGGTTAAATAAAAATGGTGATGGATGGTTAAAGGTTAGTTAAGGTATTACCCCTACCCACCAGGGTTAATATAAATAAAAATGGGTGATGACCGACATCAAGGAGGAAACAATATGCCAAAATTATTTAGAAGACCTGACGGTAATTTTAAAAGAGAATGTATTGAATGTGGAATAGAAAAGAATTTAGATAATTCATTTTATAAATCAAATCTTTCTATTTATGATTCAAAAATGTTAATTTGTAAAGACTGTGTTAAAGAAATTAAAGGTATTGAAAAAATAAAAGATGTTTTAAGAATGAATGATATTGTCTTTATAGATGATTTATGGTTTCGATGTAATCAAAATATGGCAGAATATTTAAAAAATCTTAGTCTATCTCAGTATAAAAATTTAAAATGGGGAGATAGTTATACTCCTAAAAATGAATTTAAAGATAAAGTTATTAACACTTTAAAAGGTGAAATAGATGCTTTAACTCCTAAATTAAAACAAACTAGAGAAGATAGAGATTATGGTACATATAAAAATTTAATTAACGCATATAAAGAAGTATTAAATTTACTTAATGATTATAATAGAAGATATGAAATAAAACCAGTTAGTAATATAAAAGAAAAAATAGCATATGTAGATATATCTATTTTACAAGATACTCAACGTATAAAAATAAATATTTATTGTGGAAATTTTATATATATTCTTAATGATCCTAATTTATCAATGATAGATTATGCAGTTTCAATAAAAAATATATTTAAAAATGATGATTATGTAATCTTATATATTGATGCTCAGGGATTTGGAAGATCATTATATGATATTTTAAAAGCCGAAAAGGGGTTTGATGTTAGGGTATTAAATATACATAAACCTTTATGTAAAACTATATAAAATAAATAAAATTATCTACTAGGGTGGGTGGTAGGTATAAAATTAATAAGGAGAAAATAATGAAAAAAATGATGGTAGAATTTCATTTTGCCCAAGGTGGTAGTGGTACGATGTGCCAAAAGTATTTTGAATTTGAAGATGATACGACTGAAGAAGAAATAAAACAAACTCTTCAACAAAACTGGGAAGAATGGATTCATAATTTTTATGATGGTAAATGGAGAATATCACGTTATATAACTTAATAAATGAAAGGAATTATAATATGTCATTCCCTAACTGGAATAGTACAGCAAATAGAAATAAAAAATGGGCAAGAGATAAATACAATAGATATGCAAGTAATAATAATACATATTATAATAATAAAATAAAAAAGGAAGATAAATTAAAACATAAACCATATACAATAGGTCAAGTGAAAACTATTATAAAATTAGCGCATAAATTAGGGAAACCAGAATTGTTAAAAGAATTTAAGATTACAAATTGTTATGATGCAGGGTTAATTATAATAAAATTGAAAGCATTAAATAAAGTAGCATAATATTATAGGAAAGAGAAAATATATAAATGAAAAAGAATAAAATAAAAACACTTAATTTCTTAGATTTAAATAATCAAACGTTAAAAAATATTCTTAATTTTTCAGTATATGACGTAGATAAAGTAATAATCAATTGTAAAAATTTTGAGATTGAAGAACTCCAGCAAAAAATATTATCTTTATATAATGTTTTATTTAAATTATCACAGCTTCGTTATAATAATGAATATGATTTATTTAGGTATAAACCAAGTAATAAGGATGAAGAATTTTGGATTAATTGTGAAATAAAATATGGAGAAATTAATATTATTTATAATACTGAAGGTATTATGGATATTATCAATTTATTAGATGATTGTATAAGCAATGAAGAAAATATGTTATATGATTTTATAGAAAATAAAATTCAAAAAATAATAGGTTATCAAAAAAGAATTATTCGTGGATATGCATATTTTAATATTAATTTAAAAATCGAAGAAAATATAATTGATTAATAATAAGGAAATAAGGAAATAAGAAAGGAAGTAATTATGGAAAGAATCAAATTATCAAGGAATTTTATCAATGATGTAGATTATATTTTTATTCCGTTAAATCACGAAATGGTAAATGAAGATGGTAAAAGTAAAGTCAGACTATCAACGGATTCTAATAATGTTATTTTAATCCCTAAAGGCGAGGACATTAAATCTGGTATTTATTTAAAGAATAAATTTGGGATAGTTGTTGAGTTAGTAGACTAAAATAAAAAATAAAAAGGAGTAATGTATTATGAGTAAAAATTTATGGGAAGTTATTAGGGAAGCAAAAGGGGATCAAAATTATGTGTCTAGCGAACAACAGTATGAAAATTTAAAAAGAGTATTGTCATCACTAACTACAGAAGAAATTCAATCAATTAGATCAGAATGGTGGGATGTAGAAAAGAAAATGTTTGAAAATCCAGAATACGATAAGTTTCATGTTAATGATGGTGGATTTATAAGAAGTGATGATACTTTTGATATGGATTTTCCAGCATGGATTGTAGCGCAAGGAGAAGAATTGTATAACCAATTTATGACGATTGGGCATCAAGCAATAATTGATTATATGGAAAAAAATAATGTTAATGAAAGAGAATGTACATATGAATGTATGGGATATGTATTTCAAGAGTTTTTGAAAGAACAAAAATACTTTGTATCCTATGCCGCTTGTACAGAAGCAAGCACAAGACCCATTATATTAAATGATTTTATTACTACTGATGAACCAATAACTAGAAAATTAATTCAAGACATTGAAATTTCTCTTATTGATAGACTTAATAAAGAATTTACAGATTTAGAATATAAATATAATGCCGCACAAATTATAAATTTTATAAAGATATCATAAAAATACTTAATACTCAATTACAAAAAATATTGATGAGGCGAGGTGATGTTATGAGAACAAAATCAATTAAAAAAGCTGCATTTATTTATTATAAAACTGGAATAAAACCAGAAGTTGTAAAGGATGAGCAGAGTATAAATGAAAATATATTTGATTTTGAAAATACAGACGATATTACAAATGCTAGTAGAGAATATATGCAACTAACTAGAAAACAAGATAAGTTAATTGAAGATAAAAATATTTGGAAATACGAATTATTAGTTGGTGAATTGAAGAAAAAATGTTGTGCTTTTAAAAAAGGATATTTTAGGCACATATAGTTAAATCAACCCAAATAATAAATTTTAAAAGTCCATTATATTGGGATTCGTGGAGTCGAAAAACATGACCAAACGTGGATTTGCTATTAATATTAAAGGAAGGAGAGATTATGAAATTTAAAACATCTATTATAGGTGAGGATTGGGGTTACTATGAGATAAATGATGAAACTGATCTTTATGAAGATATATTATCTGAAGGGCAAGAAGAAGTAGACAGATACTTTAAATGCGGAGAATTTAAACCAGATGAAATCAAGCATCATTTTATAGATGGATTTTTAGATTATCTAGGTCAATCTGATCATTGTCCAATGAATTTTTATGAAAAGAAAATAGTTGGTTATATTTTAGAGAGAGTTGAAGATTAAAACAAAACCTGACTTTGGTTTTAACTTTGAGAAAGAAGATGACACTCTGGATTATAAAAAATACAAAGATTATAATAAAAAAATAAATGATATACCATATAAAAAATGTAAATTATGTGGAGAATGGTTAGAAGCAAATCTTGATAACTTTGGTAAATGTAAAAGTAAAAAAGATGGGTTTAATGATAACTGTAGGAAATGTCGTTCTAAAAATGGGCATGATAATTATTTAAACAATAAAGATAAATACAAAGAAACAATTGCTCAAAAAATTGCTAATAATGATTTGTATAATAGTAAATTTAATGATTACATAATTGAAGATGATATTACAAAAATAATAATGACATCACTTAAAGGTGAAGATTTTATTACTGCTATAGATACAGAAGATTTAGAACGAATTAAAACATTAGGTTTAAGATGGTGTGCAAAATATGACAGGGGTACAAGGTCATATTATGCTTGCTCGACAAGATGGGAAATGGTAGATGGTGAACCTAAATTAGTTTCCTATGGTTTGCAAACAATTATCGCTAATACAATAAAAGGGTATTATGTTGATCACGAAGATCACGATACTTTAAACAATAGAAAATATAATTTAAGAATTGTTACGATGCCTAATAATGCTACAAATAGAAAAAGTAAAAATTCTAATAATAAATCGGGATATAGAAATGTTTGTTGGGTTAAATCAAAAGAACAATGGGTAGTACAGTTAAGTATTAATGGTAAGAATACTAGGTTAGGATGGTTTGATGATGTAGATGAGGCTGGAGAATATGCTGAAAAAATGCGTCAGAAGTATTACGGGAAATACGCTGGTAAATCATAATATTATTAAAAAGATAAAATAAATAAGTTGACAATACAACAACCATATATTATACTAATAATACATGATGAAAGGAGAGTTGATATGGATCAAATACAAAATCTCAAACAACAATTAGATTACCATGATGATTTATATTACAACAGGGATACCCCTGAATTATCTGATGCAGAATATGATGCTTTAAAATCAGAATACTTATTACTTATTGGATTAGAAGAAATTAATTATGTCCCAGGTGAAGCACAATTTAAAAAATATACTCATACAACATCTATAAAATCACTAGGAAAGATTAATACCATTGAACAAGCAAGAGATGAAATAGAAAGACTATATCCCGTGGTGATTGAACCTAAATATGACGGTTTAACTTTAGTTATATATAAAGATGGTAAAGCAGTAACTAGGGGATCGGGTACTATTGGCGAAGATGTGACTTTTAATGTTATGAAATTTGTACGAACTAACAATCCTTATAATTATCCTATTCGTGGTGAAGCGATAATGCCTATTTCAGTATTTAATGAAATTAATAAGCAAAGAGAATTAGAAGGATTAGAGTTATATAAGAATCCTAGAAATGCAATAGCAGGGTTATTGAGAAATAAAGATAATACCAATATTCCAAAAGGTTTGAAGTTTATTGCTTATGAATTAGTGGGTTCTAAATCATCTCATATGCAACAGTTAATAGAATTGAAAGATTACTATGAAATTCCCGAAGCAAATACTATCTGGAATTGTAGTGAAATAGATGATGCCGTTAGTTTTATTGAAAACTTTGATCGTTCAAATTTAAATTATGAAATTGATGGATTAGTTATTAAATCTAATAAATCAGATGCTTTGAATGTATTTGGTGAAACAGGGCATCACCCTAAAAATGCTGTAGCTTATAAATTTCCCAATCAAGGAGAATGGACTATATTAAAAGCTATAACTAGGCAAACAGGACGCACAGGCAGAGTAACACCCGTAGGTGAATTGGAACCAGTAAATATATTAGGAAGCACCATAGAACGTGCTACATTACATAATGAAAGATATATAGAAGCTTTAGGATTGCAAATAGGTGATAGGGTATTAGTAGTAAAATCAAATGATATTATCCCTGCTATTATTAAATGTGAAAGAACTGAAAATAGTAGGCCGATTGTAATGGAGAATATATGTCCTTCATGCGGAACAGAGTTAAAATTAGTTAATGACCAATTATTCTGTACTAATGATATTTGTCAAGCAAAACTACTTTACGGAACTAAACATATGGTTGGTCGTGACGCTCTTAATATTGATGGATTAAGTGAACAGAGTATTCAGAAGATGATGGACGCAGGTTATATTATTAATAATCCTTGGGATATTTTTGATGTATCAGAAGCACAAATTTTAAGATTAGACGGTTTTGCAAAGAAATCTGCTAAAAAGATTTATGATAATATTCAATCTGCTAGAAATTGTGACTTTGATAAAGCAATTTATGCAAGTGGTATTGAATTAGTTGGTAGAAAAGTAAGTAAAGATATTGCTAAAGAGTTTGAAACATGGGGTTCTTTAAAAACTTCTCTTGAAGTTGAAACTAGGGATAGATTGCGTTGTATTGTTGGTATTGGTGATAATATTATTGATAGTTTTATTAGTAATTTTAATTTACTTGAAGAATTAATGGGTTATCTTAATATCAAACAACTAGAAAAGAAAGAAGTATCTAATACCAATAATCCGTTTACAGGGAAGAAGATTTACGCTACCGGAACCTTTCTTAATTACAAAAAAGATGAACTTAAAGCAATCATAGAAGGTTTAGATGCTGAGTTTACAAGTGGATATGCTAAGAGTCTTGATTATTTGGTTGTTGGATCAGTTAAGGGCAGTACAAAAGAAGATAAGGCTCGTAAGGATGGAGTTAAGATGCTTAGTGAAGATGAGTTTATAAAGATGATTGGGAATATAAATTGAAGAAAGCAGAAAATGTAGTTGGTAAAATATTTAATAAACTTAAAGTTGTCGAACAAATATCAGTAAAAGGCGATAAAACATATTGTATTTGTGAATGTTTATGTGGTAATGATAAAATTATTAAAGTGGCATATACAGATTTAAAAAGAGGAAGAACAAAAAGTTGCGGATGTATCGCTAAAGGGATAAATAAAAAACATGGTATGACACACACTAGGATTTATAATATTTGGAATAAAATGATAGGGAAATGTTACAATATTAAAAATAGATCATACAAGTTTTATGGCGAACGTGGAATAATTGTTTCTAATGAATGGTTAGATGAAGAAACTGGTTTTATAAACTTTTATAATTGGGCAATGGATAATGGTTATACAGAAGAATTATTTATCAATAGAAAAAACGCAGATGACTGTTTTAGCCCAATTAATTGTACGTGGTCTAAATATATTGATAATAGTAATTTTGATAAAAACAAAATGATTTTTATTACTTATAATAATGAAACACATACTATTTCAGAATGGAGTAAAATTACTGGATTTAAAATAGCAACAATAATTACTAGATTAAAAAGAGATATTGATATTAATGATTTATTTTTGACAAGAAATGAACTGTTGGAGAAAACTATAAAGAATAAACATGAAAGTAAAATACATGATTTTTATAAACCATTCGATGAAGATAATAATATGATTGCAGAAAAATATAAATCAGGCATATATAAAATAACAAATATAATAAATAATAAGATATATATCGGTAGTGCTGTAAATGTATATATACGATGGAAAGCTCATATTCAATTATTACAAAATAATAATCATCATTCAATCTACTTGCAAAATTCATGGAATAAATATGGGGGTGGTAATTTTAAATTTGAGGTTATAGAATATGTTGAAGATAATAATTTATTAATTGAAAAAGAGCAGTATTATTTTGATATTTATAAACCTTATAATCCTTTATATGGGTATAATGAATCTCCTACTGCAAGTAGTCCTTTAGGGGTTAAGCATACGGATGAGACAAAAATTATTATGGGTAATTCTCATAAAAAACCAATAATACAGTTAGAATATAATAATAATATATTTAATTATATTAATAGATATGATGGTGTAATTGACGCAGAAAAAGAATTAAATATTAAAAGTCAAAATATTATTCAATGTTGTAAATTAACAAATAAGTATTATAGAGCAGGTGGTTTTATATGGATGTATGAAGAAGATTATAATAATAAAGAAAGATTTAATTATATATTTAAAAGATTTATTAATTGGTACTATACTTCTAGTTTCAGTAAGAATAAAAAGGCGAAGGAACTGAATGTGCCAATTATCTCAGAGCAGAGTTTTAATGAAATGATTGGCAGGTAAATTTACTTGCTATGCTGTTAAAATAATAAAATAAATATATTGTATTATATTAGAACATGTAATATAATTATATAGAAGTGTGAAATCATGACAAAAGATCAAAATTTACCAAATTACAAATCCCAATATAACGGGGTTTGCGAGTCCGAAAATCATGATAAATCAGAAGTTTGGTGTTGATTTAGGGGTTAAATTAGTCTTATATAAATTTCTATATAAGAGTTTATTTTAAAATAAATTGCTAAGTTGAACTACTAAAGAAAGGAGGAAATACATAAGTGATAGATATTATTGCAACACCTTATAAATCAATTGAAATTACTATAGAAGAAGGTGATATTCAGACTATTTCTGAAGGTGACAAGATTACCTTTATTACAGAAGCAAATGCTGAAGTTAAAATAGGAATTGTAACTGGGTTTAAAGGAACAAAACCTGAAAAGGTTAAAGTTGAAATGATTCCTGTTGGCGAAGGACATACCGAGATATGGGGAATCATTGATATGGTTGAAGGTAGTTTAAAGTTAGTTGAAGATAATGATGAGGATTAAATAAAAATATAAAATAAAATTAGGAGGAATATAATTACATATGGCAAAAAAAGAAGAAAAGTCCGTTCTAAAGAAAGGTCAGGCTTCATTTCAATTAATAGGTGAGGCTAAGATTAATGATTATACATTCAAAATCGATGAATCATCTAATTCAGGATGGAATTATAATAATATGAATCTTGGAGTAGATTGCGGTAATGGCAATACTGTTTATTGTGACATGATGGGTGGATATAGTAGTGTTAATGATTCAGTAATTTATGTTTATGGAATTAAAGATGATAATGGTAAAGAAGTAGATGATTATGAAAATAGATTTACTATTGATTGGGATGATAGATTTGATGAAGATATAATCAACCAAGTAGGTAAACAGTGTTTTATTACTGTGGGACTTGAAAAAGATGCTAAAGATAAGACTTTTATTAAGAGATTTTTATCTGCTTATGATGCAATTGCATATATTCAGGAACATCTTGAAAAGGATACAATAATAAATGTTAAAGGTAATTTAAAGTATTCCGAATATCAAGGTAATGTTCAAATTAAGAAGGAAGTAAATTCTGTATTTTTATCTAAAGCAGAAGATTCTTCTAAGTATTCAGCAACATTCCAACAGACAATTCTTATTGATAAGGATAGCGTTGGTAAGTATGATAAGGAAATTGGTGCTTTCCCGATTACAGCATACATTATTGATTATGTTGGAAAATATGGTGTAAGTAAGCAAGAAATTAAGCAGAATGTTGTATTCACAAAAGTATTTCAATTTGAAGTTGCTGAAGCAGAAATAGAAAAAGGCACAAAACTTCTTAATAAATTGTTTAAGGCTAAGAAAGACAATATTAACGAGATTATGGTTGACGGAAATATTGTTGAAGGTCAAGCAAAAGTTAGCATTACTCTTGATGATATTCCAGAGGATATCAAAGAATTAATTGAATTAGGTGCATATACAGAAGAAGAAGCTCTTGCTAAATGTGCAGTAGGCAACTCAAGAGAAAAGAAAATGGTTATTAAAAAGCCAGTAATTAGAATTGTTGGTGAAGGTGATGAAAAAACACCTGTTATTATGCGAACAGATGATAAATATAAATTTGATGATTTGGTATTTTTGAGCCAATTGGTTAAGAACGAAGATGAAGATGAAGATGATAATAAGAATAGTAAAAAGAGTGATAATAAAACCTCATCTAAGAGTGATGATGAAAATAAGGAATATAGTTTAGATGATTTGGACGCATTATTGGATGAAATACCCTTTTAACAAATTGGATAATTTTAATATTAAAGGGTGATTGATTTCACCCTTTAGCAAAAATAATAATGCGTTAATATGGAAGGAGTATATAATTGAGAAAATTCGGTAAGAAAAATGTAATTAAAATTGATCCATTAGCTTATAATATTGGTCTTATAGGGGAATCAGGAGTAGGCAAAACAACTTTAGCAAAAGAAGTTTGCGAAACATTGGTTGGAGAAAATGGATACATAATAGCTAATATTGGTCGTGAAGATGGTATAGATGCAATTGCTGGTGCAATTTATGAAGATATCCCTGATTGGGATACATTTGATGAATTCACAGAAGATATAATTGAGAATAAACTCACAGATTATAAAGATTTAAAAGTTATTATATGGGACACAATTGATGAATTAATTAGAATATCAGAACCCGAAGCTATAAGACTTTATAATAAAGAAGTAAGAGAAAATCCTAGTAAGAAGGAAAAGAGAGAAGCAAAAACCATAAAACAAGCATGGGGTGGTTATGGCGAAGGAGAAAAATATACTATAGATTTAATCATGGAAAGAATGTGGGAACTGAAAAGAGTAGGGGTTGCCATGTTCTTAGTTGGACATACGAAAAAAAGAACAATGAATGATCCTGTATCTGGCATGGATTATGATATTTTAACCACAAACATGCAATATAATTATTTTAATGCACTTAAAACAAAGTTACATATACTAGGTGTTGCGAGTATTGACAGAGAAATAATTCAAGAGAAAACTGGCAAAAAAGATTTTAACGGCAAAGATAAGATTCAAGGAAAAGTAAGTGCTGAAATTAGGAAGATTACATTTAGAGATGATAATTTTAATATCGATTCTAAATCAAGATTTTCTGAAATTATTGATTCAATAATTTTTGATTCTGATGAATTTATTAAAGCTGTGGAAGATGCTATTAAAATTGAGCATGAAAAACAACCTAATAAAAAATCAATTGAGGAAACAAGGCAACAACAAGAAGTTGAAAAGGATAAAATTGTAGAGGAAATTGCCATTAAGAAAAAAGAAGAGATACAGCAAAAAAATGAAGTAGAATTAAAAGAAAATTTAATAGGTGAATTTAAAGAATTAATGGCGATAATAGTTGGCGAAAAAGATAAAGAAAAGGTATCTAAAATAACTAAGAAAATGAAAGAGTTAGAATTATCAGCTAAAGAACTAGATTCTGCTGATATCGGCAAATTACAAGAGTTTGTTGAGTTTATTAAGACTGTTTAGTTTTAATTAAATAGAGGGGTATATCCCCTCTTATTCTTTAAAGTAGGTGAATTATAAAGTATGGCTAAAATGACACAAGAAGAAAAACAAAATTTTGATGAACTTTATCAATACATAAAAAAAGATATATTTGAATATAGCACACAATCGTTACCTAAATATATGATTTTACGATTAAAAGGTTTATCTGAAGGTAAATTTATGGCAAATAAATATGTTAAACCTATGGCTCAATATGAATATCGTCATATATTGTATACCTTCAAAATAAACAAAATAAAAATAAAGGAAATAGTAAAATCATCTGGTTTTCAAAATGAGCAACATAAATTTAATACCATAATGTTAATAATTGAAAAAGATATAAATGATGTAGTTAATAGATTGGCGCAACGGGTAAAGTCTGAAGAAAAAATCGAAAAGATTGATCTAAAAAATGTTACATATGAAGGTGCGGAATATCAAAGTAAAACAAAAGAAAAGATATTTAACGATGAATTAAAAGAATTGTGGTAGTGGATGGTGAGTAGATGGCAGAAAAAAAGAAAGAAGAATTAACTGCGCTTGAAATTGAATTAATCAAAGCAAGTAAGCAAGTTCAAGAATACAAATTAGCTTGTGAGGCAAATGTAGTTGCAATTCTATATAAGAATTCTGATTTATATTTTACATACGATAAATTGAATCTTAAAAGTTTTAGTAGTAACATCTGGAGAGTTTATTGGCAAATCGGTTATGACATTATTATAAAAGAAGGAAAAAAATCTTTAGATGATATCACTGTTGGATTATATCTTGAAAAACATCCTAAACTTAAACAAAAATATGATGAATACGGTGGTTATGATACCATTGATAAATCTAAAGAGTATGTAAATATTGAAAATATAAGTGGATATATTAATGAATTAAATAAATGGAACGCAGTATTACAATTACTTGCAAGAAGATTTCCCATTCATGATAAGATTAAGCAATTTGTAGATATGAGTGCAGAAGATATATACAAATTTTATGATGCACAATTAAATCATGTATTTGTTAATATTGAAGGTGATGTACAAAGTTATTCCATAACTGATGGTATCGATGAATTAATTGATGAGTTAAATAAAGGTTTAGCAGTAGGATTACCTTTTTATAATTTACCCCTTATAAATAAAGAAACAGGTGGTATGTTAGTTGGTAATATTACATTAATTGGTGGTTTATCTAATGTAGGCAAAAGCACATTTGCAAGGTCAGTTGTTATACCTAGTATTATTAAAGAAAAAGAAAAAATCGTTATCATGTTAAATGAAGATGGAAAAAAGAAATGGCAACGTGAAATGTTGGTATATATTGCTAATAACGTATTAAAAAAAGACTTACAAAAATATATTGTTAGAGATGGAAAATATAGTGATGAAGTAATACAAATATTAAAAGATAGTGCAAAATGGTTGAAAGAACAAGCCGATAACCATACTATTATTTTAATTCCATTTGAAAAATATGAAACATCAAAAGCTATAAAAGTAATAAAAAAATATTCCAGCATGGGAATTTCATACTTTTTACTTGATACATTTAAAATGGATGCGGGGAAAGTAACTAATAATTCATGGTTAGAAATGCAACAATCTATGGTTGATATTTATGATGCGGTTAAACCTGAATCAAAAAATTTGCATATTATGATTACATTTCAATTAGCAAAAGGTAGTGCTAAACAAAGATATTATACGCAGGATAATATTGGAGTGGCAAAAAATATAATTGATCCAGCAAGTACATGTATTATGATTAGAGATGTTTTAGAAGATGAATATTCTGAAGGTAAAAACGCATTAAAAGTTTTTAGACTTGAAGGAAAGAGTAGTAAAACAAAGTTGCCAGTTAAGTTAGATAGTGATAAAAGATATCAGATTGTATTTATTATAAAAAATAGAGAGGGTAGTGCTAACGCCTATCAAATAGTTATAGAACATGATATGTCACGCAATATAATGAAAGAAGTGGGTATTACCCATTGTGCGGTTGATTGGTAGTAAAAAGGAGAAAAATTATTGGGAAAACTTATAGATATATCTGGGCAAGTTTTTGGAAGATTAAAAGTTATTGCTTATGTAGGTAAAAATAAAAGTAGACATTCTCAATGGTTGTGTGAATGTAAATGTAATAATAAAATTATTGTTTCTGCTAGTAATTTAAAAAATGGGCAACACACAATCTTGTGGATGTTTACAAAAAGAAATAACTAATATAATAATGAAAAAATATAATACATATGATTTATCCGGTGAATATGGAATAGGATATACTTCTAATACAAACGAACCATTTTACTTTGATTTAGAAGATTATGATTTAATTAAAGATTATTGTTGGAGTAAAGATGATAATGAATATCTTTATAATAGAGATAATGATACTAATAAAATAATATATATTCATCGTTTAATTATGAATTGCCCAGACAATATGGATGTTGACCATAAATTTCATGATACTTTAGATAATAGAAAAGAATTTTTGAGAATTGTAACTACTTCACAAAATGGGATGAATAAAGTTTTAATGTCTAATAATACTTCTGGTGTTACTGGTGTATGTTGGCATAGTAGAGATGAAAAATGGGTCGCAAGAATTATTGTAAATGGCAAAGTG